TGTCATCCAGTGCGGGAGCTTGACGGGGCACCGCAGCGAGCCGCCAAGCAGCACATCGACGGACAGTTGACGCGGATCACCTGGACGGCGACGGACCTAAGCCTGCCTTATGTCACTTGCGATAACGCGGTATGCAAGACCTACGGCGGCACAAAGATGACCTACTATGGTTTGGATGCGGCGTTTCGAGGTGTGAACATCGGTGGCGTTAGGCCTGATTTTGTGTTAATCGACGACCCAGAGACAGAGGAGTCAGCGGCAAGCCTTGGGCAAATTGAGAAGCGAGCCAAGACGTTAGATCGAGCAATCGCGGGGCTTGCGGAGGAAGGCGACAGTTTAGCTATTTGCGTGCTGACAACGATCCAGAACCGCTACTGTTTGTCGTTCCAATTAACCGATCGCAAGGATAGGCCGGCGTTCAACGGCCTGCGGTTTGGCATGGTGGTGAAGTGGCCGGCGAATATGGAAATGTGGGAGACGTACATCTCCATGCGTCATGCCGACCAGGAATCGGGCGACGAGCACGGACTGAAAGCGATCGCGTACTACATTGAGAACCGGGAGGCGATGGACGCGGGGCACGAAATGCTGACCGACTACTTTAAGCCTGCCGAACTGGATGACGGCACGCCGACGATTTACTCCGCGTTGCAGTTTACGTTTAACAAGATCGCAGATACGGACATGGACGCTTACCGAGCCGAGTACCAGAACGATCCGGTTGCCGAAGAGGAAGCGGAGACAATCGGCTTGACTGCCGCGCGAGTGCAGTCGCGAGTCGGCAAACATCGTCAACGTGAAGTGGCATCGACAACGGAGTTACGAACTGTCGGACTTGACCTAGGTAACTACAATTCGCACTGGACTGATATTGCATGGGAGGGCAACGCGATTGGATCTATCGTTGATTACGGCATCATGGAAACTTACGGACTGTCGGCATCGTCGGACGCAAAAGCGATCGAGCTAGCGATACTGGCTAGCCTTGAGGTGTGGGCTGATGACGTTGTTAGCAAGATCAATCCGTTGCTCGTGCTGATCGACTCAGGCAGCGGCAAGGGTCACAGCGAGGCAGTCTACGAGTTTTGCCGTCGGCGTGGAGCTCCGTTCTTCCCGTCGAAGGGTTGGGCACAAACGCGATTCCGAATGCCAGCGGAGACGGACGATAAAAAGCCATTCCTCGAAACGTGGGCTCACAGATTGGCAGAGCAAAACGTCTGGTTGTACAACGTCAATTCCGAGTGGTGGAAGCGATGGACGCAGCAACGATTTATGACGCAGCCAGTTGACGAGGCGGGAAATCGTGCTGATGGTTCGCTTGTGCTGTTCGATCCGCTAGATGACAAGAAGCGGCATTTGTCCTTTGCTCATCACATCGTCTCAGAAGAAGAACAGTTAGTTCCGGTTTACGGCAAAGAGTCTAAGCGGGTATGGTTTGTCAAGAATCGCAATAACCACTGGCTAGACTCGACAGCCTACGCATGTGCGGCGGCTGGAGCGGTTGGCGTTCGGTTGATTGACGGGCCGCAGCCTATTGTCGTGGTCGAGGAAAAGATGAGTGAGACGAAGCCATTTACCGATCAATATGGGCGTCCGTTTGTGGCGCGGAGGAAATAGGAAATGTCAAAAAGGAAAAAGCCAATGAGCGGACTGCCAAGCATCGAAAGTCTTAAACCAGGAATGGTAGTCAATCTGTCGATCGACGAGACGGTCAAGTTATTTACCGAGACGGCACCGATTGAGCCTGACTGCACAATTGTGTCTGTTAGCGTTCCGTCGTTCGAGTGGCAGACTGGCTATGTACGGCGCAAACTTGATGTTGCTTTAAGCACGGATCAAGCTGTGGTCCTTAAATCAATGCAGCTCGGGCTTGAGAAGCAGGAAGCACGATTGAAAAACGGTCGGTACGTTGCAAACCCAGTGGATGCGATTCGATGGATGTTGGAGAACGTGAAGTCTGAAGTCTGATTTCGGGATACGTGAGCTACAGCCTGTTTCGCGTCTATTCTTTGCGGTATGGCAGCCGCAACTCTTGAAGAAATACTCGACGCTCTTAACGACTACTCCGATTACGACGAGGTAGGTTCAGTCGCTCGCGCTCGCTCGTTTGTTACCGCAGCTCGGCGATTCTTGCAATTGCCATCATCCTCCGCTGAGCAAGGAAGCTCACTGGGATACTCTCCGCAACTCGTGCAAAAAGAAATAGCGGCGGCGATCGACTACATTGCGGTTAACGACGAAGCCCCTAACGGCGGCACGGGCTCAGTTCGCTTCCTCTCGATTAGTCGAGGGTTCATGCGGTGAGTGCGGTACATCCAATTGTTCGAGGTGGAAATAAAACTGTAGTCAGCGAGTTTGACAACATTCGTGCAGATTACGAGATGAGCCGAGAGAATCGGTTCATTCGCCGCCGCACTGGGCTGGCTCCTCAAGGTGGATCTGCCGACTGGCACTATCGCACCGAAACGCAGTATTACAACGACATCGAAAAAGCTCGAGACATGGACCGCAACGACTCGATCGTCGGCCAGACGATTGATCGAGCTGTGGCCAATGAGGTGCAGGACGGATTTAGTCTAGATCCACAAACTGGCGACAAGTCATTAAACGATGAATTGTACGCACGCTGGATTGAATTCGCTGAAGACCCGGAACTGTGCGACATATCGGGCGAGTACACATGGCACGATTACGAGACGCACGCTAGCCGATCGCAAAAACTGGACGGCGATTGCGTGATCCTTGGCATAGATTCGGGTGAGCTGCAATTCATTGAAGCCCACGAGGTGCAGTCTAAAACCCGCCAAGAGAAAACATTTTTGGGCGTCACAGTCGGCGAGCACGGTAGGCATGAAAAGTATTGGATCACGCAAGACGCCGACTTGCCAAATGATCCAAAAGAGGAAAGCAATTCAGTCGACGTTCGCAATAGCGATGGCGTCCGGCAATTGTTTCACGTCTACAACTCGAAGCGAATGAATCAGACTCGGGGTGTCACAGCACTTGCACCGATCTTTTCGCTCGCTGGCATGTTTGAGGATATTCAGTTTGCCAAACTCGTCCAGCAGCAAGTGGTTAGTTGCTTCGCGGTATTTCGCGAGCAAGCTGTTATAGCTAACGCGGGGCTCCCGGCGAAGAATCCGTCATACGGTGAATCGTACACTGAAGTCTCTCCGGGTGGTGTTAGGTACAGCGAAAACATAGCGCCCGGCATGGAAATCATTGGCAAGCCTGGGGAGAAGTTGCAAGGATTCTCGCCCAACGTCCCGAATGCCGAATACTTTTCGCACGTCAAACTGATGTTGCAAATGATCGGAGTCAACCTTGGGCTGCCGTTGTGCCTTGTGCTAATGGATGGCAGCGAGACTAATTTCTCGGGATGGCGTGGAGCTGTCGACGAAGCACGCAAAGGGTTTAGGGCCAACCAACGCAATCTAGTCAACCGGCTGCATCGGCCAGTATATGAATGGAAGCTAAATCAGTGGCTCGCGGATGATGCAGTGCTGAAGCGTCAAGCGGTATCGCTGGGTAGTCGATTCTTCAAGCACAAGTGGAACGCTCCGCGTTGGCAATACATTGATCCAGTCGGTGACGCTCAAGGCGACCAACTGAGACTACAAAACGGACTCACTAGCCCGCGACGGCTACATGCCGAGCGAGGTGCTGAGTGGGAAGAATTGGCAGATGAGATTGTTGCCGACATGGCCTACATGATTACAGTCGCCAAACAGACTGCCGCCAAAATTAACGCTCAGTTCAATGATGATCAACCTGTTCAGTGGCGAGAGCTAGCCAATATACCGCTGCCGGTCGGCGTCCAAATGAGTATGCAAGATCCAAAGCTATTGACACTACAAGAGCAAGTCGCAGCGGAGCCCAGCGGAGCCCAGCGGAGCCCAGCGGAGAGCCAAGGAAGCTGACGATTATGGAAGCATTGCAAAAAATCTACTTATCGGTTGGCACTGTCATCTCGGCAGACGAAGCCCGAAAGATACTCGAAATGGAGTATGGCATTTCGCTTCCTAAAGGATTCAACCTAGACGGAGTAATGAAAAATGCCAAATGAGATCAACCTGTTCGGCGTTATCGGTCGCACGCAAGACGGGACCGGAGTTACAGCACAGCAAGTCAAGACGATGTTGGCATCGCTCGATCAGACTCAGCCGCTTGTCGTCCGTATCGACAGCGATGGCGGGAGCGTGTTTGACGGGTTGTCGATTTACGAAGCGTTTAATAGCTACCCTGGACCAAAAAAAGCAATCATCGAATCAACTGCATTTAGCATCGCGTCGTATATCGCAATGGCGTTTGACGAAGTTGAGATTGCTGAAAATGGTTATGTGATGATTCACGAGCCAGCTAGTAGCGTTGACGGCACAGCGGGCGAGCTAGCCAAGAGTGCTGAACTTCTGACCAAGCTAGATCAGTCGATGGTTGCGGCCTATGCAAGTAAGACTGGAATGTCGCAAGACGCAGCACGATTGTTGATGCACAACGAAACATTCATGAATGCGCAAGAAGCACTTGGCTACGGTTTCGTGGATTCGATCAACGCAAGCAAAGTAGCTACACGGCTAACGCCGCAAGCAAGCCATAGAAAGTACCTGCCGCAGAGGGTTTACGCATCGCTGTTCGGCGATGCCCCTAACGGCGATAAACGCGAAGAGACAAAGGAGTTACCTGTGTCTGATACGCAAAATGTAGTCGCCGCAACTATCGACGAGATCGAAGCGGCATTTCCGAAGATGAAACCCGCCACGGTGCTTGCCTGTATCAAGGCAAAGAAACCAATGGCATCCGTTGCCACTGCTGCCGTTGAAGAGCTAATGGCAGAGAACCAAGAACTAATGGCTCGGATCGCAGCGATGGAAGAAGAAGAGGCATCGGCCAAATCCACAGCGATGGAAGAAGAGGTTGTTGAAGAAGAAGTGGATGCGATGGAAGAAGAAGAGGCTGAAGCCAAGGCTAAGGCCAGGATTGGCGTGAAGCCTGTCGCTCGATCCAAGTCGTCTTCGCCTGCCAAGACAGCAACCGCAACATGGGAATCTACCGTCCAGGCCTGCTTGCCTCGTACTGGCGGAAGCAAGATGAAAGCGGCGGCACTGGCTAACCGCGAAAACCCCGGTTTGCGCGAGCGAATGATCGCTGAAGCAAACCGCAAATAATCAACACAATCACGAATCATAAACCTTGGCTAAGGAGCCACAAAGATGAGTCAACAGTTTGATGCCAATACACGGCCATTCGTGGCCGATGCGGCTATTGTCCAATTTGCTCGCGTCGTTTTCGAAAGCGATAGCCGAGTCGTAACCGCTGGGCTGACGGAAGTCGGAATCGGCATTGCTCAAACCGCTGCATTTGCGGCAGGCGACGTTATCGCTGTCAAACTCTGGAATAGCACTGGCACTTTCAAGATGCGTGCTAGCGAAGCACTGGCTGCGGCTGCAACGCTGTACACGGAATCAGATGGCGAAGTCCAAGATACCGCACAAGCCACATCCGTGCCTTTTGCTCAAGCATTGGAAGCCGCGACGGCTGACGGCGACATCATTGAATGCGTATTGCTGCCTTATCGCGGCACTGCTGCCGAGTAGTACGCAGTTCAGACAATTCATTAAAACAATTTTGGCTAAGGAGCCTAACAAATGCCTTCACCTACCAGTAGCCTAGCTACACTTCGGCCTGACTTGGCTACGTTCCTTGAGTTCGACCTGGAGTCAGAACGAAATGGATACATTGCCTCTCAGGTTTTCCCAGTCATCGACGTGATGAGCCAAGCCGGAAATTTCGGAAAGATCCCGCTAGAGCAATTGTTACAACAGCGTGACACTCGCCGAGCACCTGGCAGCGGTTACGCACGCGGTAACTGGACTTTTGACAAAGCGACTTATGCTGCCGATGAGCACGGTGCTGAAGAGCCGGTCGACGATCGCGAAGCTCAAATGTACGCCGAGTATTTTCAGGCTGAGCAAATCAGCACGGCGCGTGCGTTTTCTTCGGTACTCCGCAATGCTGAGCAGCGAGTAGCTGACGCTGTGTTCAACACAACTACCTGGGACAGCGGTAACGCGGCTCTATTTACGAGTATCACGCACGAATGGGACGATGCACCTAACTGCGTACCAGTCACGGACGTTGAGGCGGCTGTTCAGAAGATTTACGACAACAGCGGATTGTGGGCCAACGCCCTGGTCATCAATCGCAAAGTATTTCGCAATC